TGATAGTGTACAAGGTCGTGCTCCTGGTATGGCTTTCCTACCTTACTGTTCTCTACCTGAGTTAGAAGCATGTATGGAGGCTTGGTCTTTTATGGAGATGATTCATAGTAGATCATATACTTATGTAATTAAAAACATATACGCTGATCCATCAGAGGTATTTGATAAGATTCTTAGTGATGATAGAATCTTAAGTCGTGCTTCTAGTGTTACTGAGTCTTATGATGACTTCTTGAATGAAGCACAACAGTGGGGACAGAGTAGTTTATGGAAAGATTTGGATCAATCTTTAGATACATCTCTACCTGTTCTAGAATTAAAAGAAATTAAACGTAAACTTTATCGTGCAGTTGCTAATGTTAACATTCTTGAGGGTATTCGTTTTTATGTCAGTTTCGCTTGCAGTTTTGCATTTGGTGAACTCAAACTCATGGAGGGATCCGCTAAGATCATATCTCTCATTGCCAGAGATGAGAATCAACACCTTGCGATAACCCAAAACATATTAAACAACTGGAGAAAGGGTGATGATCCCCAAATGGTTGAAATAGTTAAAGAGGAACAAGACTGGACATATAAGATGTTCCAGCGTTGTGTTGATGAAGAAAAAACATGGGCAGAATATCTATTTAAAGATGGTTCTATGATAGGACTAAATGATAAGTTACTTCAACAATATGTTGAGTGGATTGCAAATCGTAGACTTAGATCTATTGGTTTGAAACCTTTATATGATATTCCTGCAAAGAATAATCCATTACCTTGGACGGAGCATTGGATTAGTTCTAAGGGATTACAAGTAGCACCACAAGAGACGGAGGTAGAGAGTTATGTCGTCGGAGGAATCAAACAAGATGTCAAAAAAGACACCTTCTCAGGATTCAAACTCTGAGATAGAGTGGGATTTAGAGGAACTTAAAAAGGCAATTATTGATAGTGCTGATGATTATGATAGTATGATGGGTGGATGATGATTGATGAAGATTGGGATGCTATGAGTATTGAAGAAATAGCAGAATATTTTATAGATAAAAATTTTTATGAGAAGACTAGTTGTAATTGTCCGAAATGGAATAGGATGATGACAAGAATAGTAGAAAAATATGGAGAGATAAAACCATATCCAGAGACAGGATGTGGTATACATCCTAATGCTTATCTAAATAACGGAGAATGATATAAAAATTATGAAATGGCATCGAATAGTGAGAGCGATTATGAAAATCCCTGGTACTACAAAGGTACAGCTTTCACTTCTGACGATATTGGCGATTTCTTCGGTTTCGTCTACCGCATTACTAATATCCAGTCGTCTAAACAATACATCGGTAGAAAATATTTCATCCAAAAACGTAAGCCTAGAGGTGGTAAGAGACGGGTTACGTCTGAGAGTGACTGGAAACGATACTATGGAAGCTCTGACGAACTTAATTCAGATAGAAAATTACTTGGAAACCTTGCGTTCAAACGAGAGATCTTATCCCTCCACACCAGACTCGGAGATGTAAATTACGAAGAGACTAAACAGTTGTTTCTTAACAATGTATTGATGGAGTCTCTTGACAATGGAGAACCAGCATATTATAATAGTAACATTCTAGGCAGATACATGAAAAAAAATTATGGAAACTTTGGAACAAACACTTAGACATACGCATGATTGGACTCTTAAAAGAGTTGAATTTTTATCTAAAAAGAATAAACATGATGACTCTTATTGTATTGTTGAAGAGTTTTCTGAATGGTTAGATCCTGATGTAGAAGATCATGATGTTTTTTCTATGGAATATATTGGAGAGGGAAGTAAATATGACTAATTATCCAGAAGCTACATCACAGTTAAGAAGTATAGTTATAAGAATTCTTAGTGCAAAGTTTGATGATTATACATCAATTTGTGAATGTGCTGATGATTGGTGTAGTAAGCAAGTAACTAGTCATGGTGTTGTAAAATATTATGAAGCGTATTTTAATAATTCCTAAATAGATTACCATTAAATTAATACAATGCAAAAAATTATAAATGTACTTGCTATTGCGTCTGGTGTTGTATCTGCTGCCGTTGTCGCTAGTGGCGTATTTGTATATGTCAACAGAGATTCAATCGTTGATAGCATTAAGTCTCAAGCTATTGAAGCAGTTACTGGGTCTTTAGGTGGACTAGGTGGTGGACTGGGGGGAGATCTTCCTATTGGAACTCCTGATCTTGCACCACCAGCAGGACAAGCAGCAATACCATCAGGTGGTTTAGGAGTTCCAACTTTTTAAGCTGCTATATATAATAGTCACTTTAGACATATGCCAGAAGAAATAAAGGAAGAAATTGTAGAGGAAGAGAAGAAAGGTCCCCTACAAAAGTTAAAAGATAAGATTCTTCCAGATGAAGATGAACAAGCTGCTATCATTAGTACATTTGTTCGCCTTGGAGTTCTTGTGTGGTCTGGGGGAATATTGACTCTTAATTATGTGGCGATTCCTGGTGTACCACAACAAAAAATAGATCCAACTTTTATAGCTTCAGTTTTTACAGGAGTTTTAGCTAGCTTCGGAATTCAAACTGCATCTAA